ATGGATAATTTCTCGTATCCACTCAACCCTGCCAAGATCCCCAACTTCTGCGCCAAGTCCCAGACCTGAAACGCTACCCGGAAGACGGTTATAAACCGCTTGCCCCAAAGCCCGATCATCGTCACGACAACCAGTGCCAACACGCCTAGTACCTGTGGTTGTAAAATGAACTCTAACATCAATAACCCTCCTTAGTTTTCATAGTCCTCGCCAGAGGCCATCATCTCGACTAGCCGCTTGCTCCGGTTGCCGACTTGGTGATACCACTGGCTATCTTGCATCTCCCAAGAGGCTACCTGGTAGTCCCGACCTGCAAGCGCCACCATCATCCGCTTGAACTGCCTAAAGCGTGTCGGGCCGAGATTGTACCGCATATCAATCAAAACCTTTTTGCGGATGGGGTCAAGGCCCTCGAACCAATCAAACCTATCCAGATCCGCAACCGCATCGTCGATATCATTTGCCAACAAAAAAAGCGCCTCGTCCTGCGAGATGCCGCGTTGTCTAAGTATACTTATTACTTGCTCCGTGGTTAGCCCGCTACACCCAAAGATATACTGCTGCTCACCCGCCGTCAGAGGCTTGCCCTCTAGATTGCGCCCCACGCCGATAGTCCAGTAGTCAGCAGGGCACTTATAAACCTCAAGCCGTAGTCCCTCGTGGAGTATCAGCTGATCCTCTAGGCTGTGCTTGATCATCCTCTTTCACCTCCAAACTCCCTAAGCCACACGCCTCTGCTCCGCAAAATCCACACACCCAACAGTGACCATTTATCATCAAAAGCTCCCCACAATCGGGGCAGAAGTAGTTAGTCACGTTTCGCGATGTCCCCCTTCTTAAAGCGTTCTAATCCTTCGCGAAGTGATTCAGGAATGGGCACACCTATCTCCGCAAGGTTCTCGGTGATCGAAATACCCTCATTGCCCACTAGATACCAGATGGTGGCCGTCTGGAGTATGGGAGCGCTCATGCCGGTACCCTTATCTAGTAGATGGGCGAGTGACACCAAGACAAAAAAGCCCACCTTTTTGACGATCCCTTTGCTCCCGATCCGACTATCGAGCCGCCTACCGACAAACGCTGCCCCCAACCCTGTTAAATAATCAATCGTGACTACTGCCACCAATATCTGCATCGGCAACGACCACCCTCCAAGTAAAAAATGGAGCGTTGTTGCTCCGACCGCTAAAAGACTTTTGATTAGACTGCTATGTTGATCCATGTCACCACCCTTTCAGTAATATCGTAATTGCTAACCCAACAACCCCACCCGCCACCGTAGCCACAAAGTCAAGTAGCTCCGGGGTGCCTTTTTTAAGCAGCAAGTCCCAGATGATCTCCTTGAGCGCTCCAATCACTGCTGTCGTGGCCAAGCCGATAAGTGGGCAAAACAAAAGCCCTGCTATGATAGCAAGGGCTAGTCCGGCCAGTAAGTGTTTTTGCTTATCTACTTGTATGTTATCGCCCCCTCTAGCTGGCAAAACAGGATCCCCTCTCATTGTGTAGAAGTTGGCAGTTGTCAAGACTTACCAAATCACCGAGAGGGGAGGTGTTTTCAATGAAAATTAAGGTTAATCTAAAATCAGGGATCACACTGACAACCGATGATCTCCATGTTCCTGCCGGTGTGCCCATATTAGATTACTTCAAAATAGGACTTGAGAAAGACGGCGATGTTACACTGATTGATGAAAGAGCAAATACCACCGTTAAGTCAAAGTGGAGTGAAGTGCATTCGATTGAATTTGTATTGAACGAATAGGTTGAGCCACCCATTACTCGGGTGGCTTCTCGCTTCTAAAATCAAGGTTCACGACCTGTGATATGTCCCTTGAAGCAAGCAGACCCCGTCTCAATGTCGCTTAGATCTATTTGAGGATTCTTCAACCTCCCCAGCTGCTCAGCGAACTCTGCTTCGGCAGCTTCCTGGGCAGCTAACTTTTCTTCAATCGCAGTGACCCTCGCTTCGATTTGTTCAATCCGATCAGTCATTTTTTTACCTCCTTGGTTTTGTGTAATGAAAAAGCCCATCACCTGGGCAAATTTTGGAAAATGTGATACAATTTACCTAACAAAAACGTGAGGTGATACTGATGCGTAAACGTTACATATTGATCCTCTCCCTTGTGTCACTCCTGCTCACTGGCTGCCTTGGTGGGACAAGCACAAACTACATCTACGATGGTAGTCCGACTGCCCTTGAGGTTGTGATTAGGCGGGATACAGTTGGTCCCATGTCGCTGTCTGCGACTGACCAATCCAAGCAGTTTGTACGAGTCAAGCTCTGGATGGACAACGATGCTGGCGAAACCATCTACCAATCGTCCGAAACCATACCTCTAGGCGAAATCACCGCCGATGGCTACACGTTAGCCAGGGAAGTGCCTGCCAACAAAGGCTACTCCGTGGTTGCTGTCTACTCCGATAACAGAGGGTACTTCGAGGTGGCACAACAGCTGCAAATCAACGCTCCTGCAGAGAAAGTGACCACGGCCAGTGTCAACATGGTTCCCGTTGAATACGAAATCGTCATTCCCGACAAGATGTACTCTGGAGGGACGATGAACCAATTCAAGATCGTTTTTCCCGCAGAATACAAACACTTATTTGATTACGGGATCTATTTCCGAAGTTGGCCTTGGGCTGTTAACGGTGAGCCCTCCCTGGGTAGTTATTCAAGACCCGAAGCGCCGATAAACACCTACCAGGTCGACGGGCCACTGGAAGTCTATTATCAATTCGTGATAAACTTGAACCGCGAATATGTTAGTAACGTTCCTGCCCTCAGGGCCTACATGCCCAATCTCGATTACGAGAAGGATCTTCCTGTCTTTTGGGTATATCCATACCCGGGATACCAAGAATAACCCCAGCCGAAGCCGGACGAAATGTCCGGCTTTATCCTTGTTCAAAGACGATATAAGATAGTTCTATCCTGCTAGGGTCAGTAGGTCCTACTTCCGCCCCTTCTATATCATAGAAAGTGTTCTCTCGATACTCGATTGATTCTACCCACGTCTTTGATGTGTAGAAAGCTACTTTAGAATCGTCGATAAAGCGAAGAGCATAGCGGGTATCTTCTCCATAGACTTGAGGTAAGTTGAGGGTTAATAAAGGCCAGTACCCTGAATAGCCACCCCCTACTCCTCTATCCAAAAGAAAGAAGTGCTGTATTTTCCATTCACTTTCCACAGGTTTGCCGTCACCACCGAACTCACAATTTGTGTAAACCTTTAGTACACAGGTAGCGCTAGATGGAGCCCCAAATCCTGCTTTAATGGTGACTGTGTTCATCTTTCTTCCATAAATACCACCTTCGTCTGCTGTACTAGGAACTGTGTGGGTGTATCCGTTAAGCTGATTCCCCTGACTACCTATACCGGGAAGGGTTCTAGGAGGGCTTAACGCAATGATTTTGCCTTGTACTTTGAATGTGCGGGCTTCTGGATTATATACGTAGTTAGCTAGAATGGTGGTCCCTATTTCAGGCACCACAATTTGGCTTAATGAGAGTTGCATAATGGGGTTTCCTGTTACATCAGGTGGTAACTCAAGCACGCCCTCGTCAGAAAGGCTGCCAAAAGCTACTATTTTGGGATAACCCCTCAAGTAAAGCCCTGCTTGGTCTCCCCAAATGCCAGGTGTGCCTGACGGCAAAACACCAGAACCCCACGGCTTGCCGCTCACGTCGCCGATCGCTACTTGACCATCCGCAAACGTCCCGCTGGCCCCGGTGATGTCACCCTTGAAAAACGCATCCCCCGTCTCCGTATCCACCCTAAACGTTTCAACGTTATCAGCCTTGCGGGTAGCCCGTATGCCGAACTTGTCTATCAAAAGATTGGCACCAGCACCCTCGTGAGCAATGATCTCATTCTCATCCAAGAATTGCTGATCAAGGTTGTACCATGTCTCTATGTCATCAGCCGTTGCAGCTTGTGGCGCAACAAACATCTCGTCCACAAGCAGCTTTTTCGCTCCGCCGGTAAGCTCTAGGCGGTTGACAGTCACTGGTGTAACGGTAACAGTGCGTATGATCGAGCCGTTGGCATAGATTTTAAGCGTGCTACCGTCTAAAACAACGTTGGTAAGTCTAAACCCGGTGTGCCGGTAATACTCCTGGGCCAATATCGTCTCCACGCTGCCGATTTTTTGTACGATTTGCATCCGTAGCTGCGTCACCGGTTTACTAAGCATAAACGGCATAACAAGTTGACGAGACGTCACCTCGGCAAATCGTAGTGCTATGTGGTTGTTGTTACTACTGTTGTAAAGTCTTATCTGCACACATCAGCACCTCCAATAGAAAAGAGCCCCCTAGATGGAGACTCATAGAAAAACTGGAAATCAATGAAATGTTGTATCGTGCTTGCCCGTTTGAATCGGGTTTGTCACGTGATGTACGGGAGCGACAGTAAGTCGAGATTTGCTTTTTATCTTTTCTCTTCGGGCCCTATCCCAAAACAATAGCAGCATACAAAGAAATGTGCTTCCCGTTATCCAGGTCATTCTTTGTACTGCGCCAATTGGAGACTTGGCTGGGCTTTCCTTCAATCAAATTATTGGTATTGATTGCCATAAAAATATACTTAATGAACAATTATCCTCGCAACGGATAGAAGGGGCAGAATCGTCTGCCCCTTAAAAGTCCGGGAATAGTGTTCTATTGTGATAGAAACGGAACTAAATCATCATAGGAAAATGTGCCGTACTCAATACCGTTTTCGTTGAAATACTCCCGAACATTATCAACTATTTCGTGGGGTGTTACTACTGGGTAGATATTTCCAAACTCGTCAGTAACAACTTGCTCCAACGCCCATCTTAATGCCTCTCTCGTTTCTTTTGGCATTAGTTAACCACTCCTTTAATCGTCACCGTCACACTCCCTGAATCGGGGACGTCAAAAGCCCAAAGCCCAACAGCTATTCTACTAAACTTCCAGTCTCTTATAATCGGCAAATCACTAGCCACAGAATGTCTTCCCAGTTGAGATGGGATTATTGAGTTAATTTCTAAGCCCTCGGTTCCACCAAACCGTTTCCATTCAGTACCTTCCTTGATTCTGATAATACCGTTACTTGTGGTAGCCCCATCGTACAAAAACAGCCTTATTGATATAGGAGACCCTGCTTTTGTAAGAGAGTTTTCTACCAAGACATCTATTTCTCTAAATCTGCTCACGTCAACAAACGACGAAAATTTATTACCTGTATCAGTTATTGCCATAGCATTAACCAAGACCACTTCTTCAACAATAGAGCCAGATTGTTGGACTTTACCATCCCAGGGTATAAACTTGTTTTGACTCGGATCCCACAGCTGGGGAATAAAATTCCCGTCTTTGTCAGTCAGCATTGCTGCATTATTCCATGGCATAAAACCACTCCTTTAGTTTAGTAAGTTGAGATAAGCCCCAAATGTGACCTTGTTTGACGATGGGATTTGATAGACTAAGTTATCACCTTGCGCAAGCTCCAAAGCACTACCAAACTTACCATTAGGGCTCAGACTTGCCGTCCCAGTTGGAGCATGTCCATTTGTGCTGTAGAGTGAGGTGTTGAAGTGCCAAAGTATGCTGTCTTTTGGTTTGGTTATCGAAAGGCCGCTCTGGCCACCACCCACAGTGATTTTGTCTGCTCTGAGGTGCAAGACGTTGGCTTCGTCTAGGTAGGCCAACTCCGCTTTAAGCAACAACACCTTGATCAACTCTGCTTGTAACTCCGGCGCACGAAGTAGACCACCCAGTATCATCTTGCCTGGCGAGTAGATTTCTGGAGGGTTTTTCGTTGTATCAACCATAAAGGCGTACTCGCCTTCACCCTGAACGGTAGGCTTAATTACAAAACGATCTGCGAGCACCGGGATGAGGCTTTGCCCCTGTTCATCAAAACCTGCGCCGATGCCTGTTACAACAAGCTCACCATTTACGGTTTTCTGTACTTTGATGGTGATCTGCTCGGCAAGTGTCAGAATCTGCGCAGCTGCGGCCCCGACATCAGCCTCTAGGCTACCGACCGATATGTCGACGCCGTCCGCCCTAACTTCTAGTGACCCGATCTTCGCTCCCTGGGCACTCAGATCATCGGCGATGATCTGTACCGCATCATCCGTTTGCCTAATCTCAGTGGCTAAGGATTCAGAGTTGTAAATCCGGCTGATTGTCGCCTGGTCATACTGGCCAGTTGTTGTAACTACCCGAAACGTGATCGAGACCTGATTAGGCCCAAAGAGTGAACTGGCCGATGCAATAGACAGACTCTTAGTACTCGGGTCAATCGTAAGACCGTGTTGCCCCGAGACTACATCGGCGAAAGCACTACCATCCAAACTGTACTGCCACTTGTTGTAGGTAGTATGCTGTAAACTAAGATCTAGCGAAATTATATCAGGAGTGTAGACCCTGACTCTTTCGCCCCCCTCCCCTACATCTTCAGCGACAAAATACAAATGACTCGCGATGATGTTTACCAGCTTGGCAGGCTCTCCGGGATCTCCCTTTTCTCCAACACCCGTACCCGTTTGTCCCTTCTTGGCTTTGTTCCACATGAAACGCTTGGTGTAGGTTACATCCTCAACAGTAATTGGGATCTCAATATACCCCGCGTCAGCATCCACTGTGGCACCTACTGGGATAACCCACTGTACAAATCCAACTGCGCTTGCGCTAGGATTGCCCTTGGTAGGGCTAGCTCCTCCAAGTATAGTTCCGTCCAACTTACGTACAGTAAGACTACCTATGCTGGCTGCGGTCCGGATTTTGCCCAAAAACACCTCAATTTCTGTCCTCAGTGTTACTTGTTCGGTGATGGAGCCATCATACTCCGTGATGAAAGATTGACTTTCATTCGAAAGTACAATGAGTGGCGTTATTTTGTTTACTAGGTCCTGATAGCCAGACTCTAAGGTGGGAATAATGTCGATTTCATCTTGAAGTGACTGCTCTAACTTGTTCTTCGGAATCTTTGGTAAGTCCATCTCACTCAAGTGGGTAGTGGTAGCCTGCAAGGGCTCTGACTTTGGTCCCTCACCCAAGACATCATAAGCAGAGACCTGTATGGTCACGGTTGTTCCGCTAGGTGCAGGATAATTGATGTTGCCGCCGGCGATCACTACCAGCTTCTCGTCAATCCCATCACCAGTCACATAAACAAAATAGCCCATAACAGCAGGGTCATTGAGTGGTGTTGGGTGGATTTTAAGTGCGCTAAAGTAAGGTTCTACCGTCGGCTGATCGGGCGGGTTTGGTGCAGGAAGTGACACGTTAAGCGTGTCGTATCCCACGCTGTACTCACCGATGGCGTTAAGTGCCCTCAAATACAGGATCATCTCCCGCTCTGTCGGGATGAAGCTAAAGCTGTGGGCGTACCCTTGGAAAAGCATACCTGCTGCACTGCCCCAGTTAAGATCGTCCCTAATCTCATAGCCCGTTGCGTGCTCCGCCTTGTACCAAGTCAAGTGCAAGGCATTGGTCAAGAGGTAATTGTTCCACACTGGATCAGCAGGTATTGGCACGTTGATTTCGCCGTCTTTGCCATCTTTACCGTCGCGACCATCGCGACCATCTTTGCCGTCTTTCCCATCCTTGCCATCACGACCGATCGCCTCGGTCAGGGTAAAGCTGGGCTTGCCCAATTCAAGATTGACGGTCAGACCACTTGCACCATACTCTCTAGCTTCGGTTACAATGCGGGTCTCGGTGATAATTCCTGTATCTGGATCTGCGACTCTCACCGTATCGCCCAAGCCGTAATCGGGCTCCTGGCCGTGCTCAAAAACGACAGTGATGGCATAGTCCATCTGCGGGGTACTGTGTTCGGCCAGGTACTCTTGCGCCTTCTGCTGCAGTTCTGCAAGTGTCTCGATGCTAAATTCGACCGGCTCGCGGTTGGGGTATGGACCATACTTTTGGATACTCGCCTCATCCCGCAAGGTGATTTCCAAGCGATTAATTCCTCTGCCTGGACCCTGCGCAGTCAAGATGTTTACCAGGCTATCATCTCCGTCACCCAGACTGGCGATTTCTATGTTGGTCCCAGTTCTAAAGACAAAGTCCTTGGTTCTGTCAACGCCCATGTTTTCAGCGACATTCAAGGCCCCGTCCCAAACGCTAAACTCCCAGCCTACCTGCTCACAGGCTTCGTGCAAGACCTTTAGGGCAGTGGCATGGTTGGCCGACAGACCCGTCACTGTCTCCCCGGCCACGCCAGGGATGCTACCAACGACTAGATCGCCATGCGTCCTGGCGATAAGTTCGCAGGCAAAGACAACAGGCGTAACGCCCCGGGGGTTATCCTCTGGGTCTGGGCTCTCCGTGTCCTCCGTGGTTAAGTTGATCCTTACCCAAACCTGATCATGGTTCCCGCCGACAAAGAGACCTACCTCTTCCGGTAGTCCGCCATCAAACGGAGTTGTAAAGCTGGTGCCATTGCTTGACCACTGGATCGTGGTCTGGACTGTACCGCCAGGCCCATCACTATCTGCACTCCAGCGAATACGGTCCCAACCCTTAAAATCAATGATCTCATTTTTGTTAAAAAGGAGTGTGATGTACCCCGACTCATAGTAACGTCCATTAGACCGCTTGGCAAGCATCACCTTGCCAGGGTCTGTGGTTAAGTCAACGTTACTGCTTGATACTATCCGATCCTGCCACTGCTCCTGGGCTTTGACTCGCAGAGTCTGCCACCCATCCAAGAGATCCCTGGCAACGTCCGCAAGATCCCAGCCGTCCCATACAGCTCCGTATTGTGCAGGAGTGATAGAGGATTCAAGCAGGATCTCCTCGGTGGACGCAAAGACAGTCACCACTTGGCCAAGAGTCCGTCCGGTGATCTTACCACTAACCACCAACCGATTGCCCTTGTAAACCTGCACAAAAGAGGCGATTTCGGCATGGACTAGCTTGCTTTGAGTATGAAAAAAGTCGTGCAAAGAGTGCCCGACCGGGATGTGATCCTCGACTACCGTTTGAGGGATATAGACCTCGATTGGGCCTACGGTGTTAATCTCCCTTTTGTAGTACCATTTGACGCCGGGTAGGGCAGCTTTCAGCCTCTTATTCTTGTCCAGTATCTTTACTTGATACACGCCATCACCTCCATGCTACCACCGCGGTCTGTATGTCATCGTTATCTGCGTGCTTGTACTGATCAGGTTGTCGCCTGGCACAAGCTCAAAACCACGCAAGACCCATTCGTCATTGACCAGGTCGAGCCTCTCTTCTCCATCAATAGTGACAACGTGGTTAACACTGTCCACTCTGATTACACCACTAGCACCAGATACAACGATCTGCTTACCAGTGGTCTGGTTGGATACTGTCAAGCCGGATGCGCTCCCTGTGGAGCGCATAAACGGTATTGACGGCTCTGTACCGTCGACGCTGATGGTTTGAGTACCGGAAAGGGTAAGCTCCACCTCTGGCCCATACCAGTAAGGGTCCAGCGCTACCATCGGTATTTTCAGCGATAGTTCTGCCCCGGCATCCAGCCAGTCTTGCGCTGCTCCCTGCGGATACGCAAGTAGATACCTATCATGATAGTGCTGTCGATACACCTTTACAGGCATCTGCATCAAAAAAGCCAGCAGAGCGTCTGCTTCTTGCTCTATCTGGCTTTTGCCAGGATGGTAGATTGAGCCTTCCAAGGTAAACGCCCGGGGCCTACGCCTGGGCTTACCGGTCACTACCTCGCCATCACGACCATAGAGGGGCTGGGAGGGCACCTCGATCTCTAAAGGCACCCTGCGCCAGTGCATAGTGATGGGTAAAGTCTTTTCTTGCCCCAACGCGTTAATGAGCTTTATCACCTGCCACCCCTCCCTCTGATGCCAAAGTTGACCCTACGGGCCATTTCGCGCTCGATTGCATCTAGCATATCTCGGCTCAAATCGCCTGCGTTAGTTCCAGAACTGCTAATCACGATAGAGCCAGACTCAAAGATGATGTCTCCGCCGATGGCACCTGCCCCAGCAAAATCCATGCCGAATGCATCAAAGTTAGGAAGCCGCTCATACAAGATGTTTCTGATGTCTTGGATTGGCGCCACGATGGCTCCAAAGTTAGCCAGTGGCGATAGCAGGTCCACCAGCAGGTCACGAGTAGGCCCCGTGATTTCGGAGATTTGGCGGCCACCTGTGCCACCATCCCTGCCTCCGCTGCCACCCCCCGCATCATCATCCCAAGAAACTTTGTGCTGGGTAAGTCCCTCGAAGGGTTTCCACCCGAAGATGCTAATAGATGCTAAAGCATCAATGATGCCATTCCATAGCTTTAGTAGCCCCTCAATGATGGGACGCAAAACGATGTCAAACAGCGCCACGATAGGCTTCATCACCTTGCCCAAGAGCTCCATGGCTTTTGCAAAGCTCTCGGTTTCCATCAAGATGACAAGGAGAGCGTCTAACCAGTTGCCGGATGCAATCGCCTTACCAAACTCGAAAAGTGTCGCTCCGGCAGTATAGACTGCATCGACTAGCCTGCTCATTGGCTCGTCTAGCTGGTCTAACTTATCGTTCAATCCGGCTGCTAACCTAGCCATAAACCCTTGTGCTTCGTCCTCTGGACTTCCATCCCCGCCCATGAGGGCATCAAGTTCGGCCTGGAAATCATCGAGCTTAAAGAGTGCCTCCTCGGCCTGGCCGATGAGATCCGTCATCCAAGTCATAGCTTGTTCGATAGGCCCCCGAATTTCCTCGGGGACTTTGCCCCAGATGGTGCCAAACAAGTTCTTGATGTTTTCAAGTGAACCCGTTAGTTTGGGCACACCGTCCTTCAAACCATCTTCTGCGCCTTCAACCCATGCACCCATGACATTAGCTCCGCCCTCGTCAATGTCTGCGAGTGGGCCTTCTGGTGGTGGAGATGCTCCGATCATGTATCTGGCCACAATGTCTGTTATCCACTGTACGGCTGTTTCTACATCCCCGGCCTTGTCGTAGATCGCATCAATCCACGCATCCATGATGTTCTCGCTACCGGCCTTAAACTCTCTGGATAGTTCCTCAAAACCCACAAACTCCAAGACGTTAGGTACCCAGTTGGGATTTAGGTCACTGGATTCTGGGGGTGCAAAATGCGAGCCAAGATAGGTGATGAACATAGACTGGAGCTCGGGCCCCACTTCATCAAACGTCTTTTCTCCCAGTTCAGGAAACCTCGTTTTGAACCAACGCCAATAATGCTCGACTGTGGTTTGGGCCGCGGCTCTCCAGTAATCCTCGCTCCCAACGTCCAGCCCCTGCGATAGCTCCTCCCAGCGGGCTTGATCCGTTGGGCTAGCGTACTTGACGGGCTTATCTGCAAAGGTGGTCATACCGTAGGGTACTCTAGCCTTCGCCCCGCCTTCGGCCCGATAGATGGCGTCGAGCAGCGAGCTAATCGTTTGACGTCCCGCACTAGCCCCACCCCGTACACCGCCACCGCTCCCGCCGAGCCCGCCAGGCACCTCTATTTCAGGCTCCTTATCTCCGATGCCGAGCAGGTTCTTGATCCAGTCTAGGCCCTTAACCGTCCACTCCCAAGTCGTCTTTACTGTGTCGTTAATCCACGGCCATGCGGTGTCTTTGATCCACAGGATAAAGCTGTCTACTTTACCACGCGTCCAGTCCCAGGCCGTCTCTGCTCCACCCGAAATCACCGGCCAGGCTGTATCTTTGACCCAGGTCACAAACTTATCCACATATCCGCCGGCCCAACTCCAAATGGTCGTCATTCCATTGGTGATAAAGCCCCACTGGGCATAAAGCCACTCGACAAAGCTATCCCAGTGGCCTTTAGACCAATCCCACGCTGTACTCGCCGTACCACCGATAAAGGGCCACGCTACATCTTTGATCCACGTGACAAACGTGCTCACTACTCCTGTGGTCCAACTCCATGCCGTGGACGCTCCGCCCTCTACTGTCGGCCAAGCCGTATCCTTGATCCAGGCAATAAACTCACCGACTTTGCCGGTCGTCCAGTCCCAGGCCGTGCTAACAGTACCGTCAATCCATGGCCAAGCCGTCTCCTGTACCCAAGAGAGAAACGCCGAGACGGTTTTTGTCGTCCAGTTCCATACCGTGGAGATAGTTTGGTGGCCCCACTCGATAATGGCATCAATTACAGGGCTTATGATAGCCCAAGCGTCTTCAACCGCAGTCCTAATTCCCAGCCAGTCACTCTCCCAGGCTAGGTATAAGGCTCCAATAGCAGCTATGATCAGCAATGGTTTGCTGGTCAAGATGTTAAAGACCGCACCCAAGGCGCCTATAATCTTACCGGTGATCACAAGCGTGGCGCCCAGCGTAACCAGCACGCCTAGCACGCCTGCAATGGCACCGCCCCATACGATGATCTTTCTAACCATTTCGGGGTTTTCTGCAAGCCATGTGCTAATGCCCGATATGACGTCCGTAATTGCGTTAGCGATGTTAATCATGGGAGCGTGCATCTCGCTACCAAATATGCGTCCTAAACCCTTGGCCGTAAAGCTGAGGTCATCCAAGGTGTCGGACAGAAGGTCGCCTTTGGCGACTGCTAGATCATCCATGACGAGTCCAAGGTCATGCGCCCTCTGCCGGAGCTCCTCGACAGACTGCGCCCCGTCTTTGATCAGGGGCATCATGCGCCTCGAAAGCATAACACCAAAGAAGTCACCTGCAACAGCAGCTTGTTGTTGAGCATCGTCCATCTCGTGAAGATATTGGATCATGGCCAGAAAGGTGTCCTCGGTGTCGACAAGACCAGCGTCAACGTCAGCGAGAGAGATGCCAAGTTTCTCGACGGATTTTCGATACTTCTCGTTCCCCTGCCTAGCGAAGCCGATGCGCTGGTTCACCCTGCCCATCATGCGGAGATACTCGTCCTGGGACAATCCACTTTGCTGCATGGCGTACTGAAGTTCCTGGTAGCTTTTAGCGCTCAAACCAACGATAGCAGCGTTGTCTTTAACAGTGGCGGTGTAATCTGCGGTGGTTTTAGCAAGGCCGCCCATCAAGGCAGTGAGTGCTGCCAAAGGGACGCCGGCTTTCTTGCTGAGGTTTTTGCCCAAGGTCTCCACCCGGTCGCCAAACTTGTCAACTTCCTTAATGGCGGTAGCGACAACCTTGGTCACTTTATCAAAGGATGACTCCATCTTCTTGCCCGACTTCTCCGCCTGCTTTTCAACCTTAACAATGTCCTGGTCGGCCTGCTTTCGGTTAATCTCGATCTCGCCCCACAGCGCGAAAATATTCAAGTGGCACACCTCCCTTCGGGTATCAAAAAAGCCCCACTAGGAGGCTTGGAACTGTTTTAATATGTCTTCCGCTTCAGCAAGAGCCTTGGCTTCGATTTCACGTTCCTGTTCTGGCGTTAGCGCCTCGTCTGGCTCTGATAGCTTCATGTTGACCAGCCATTGTTTAAAGGATTTAGGCTTGTGTTTCTTACCACCCCAGACCATCATCTGGGTTAGGTAGGACTGCCAGCCCACGTAAGCGGATAGGCGATACTCGTCCATCACTTCATCCGCCATCGCCTCTGCGATGGTCCTGCCGATTTGCACAAACCGCGCATAGGGCAGGCTCATGATGTACTCATCAGTCCACCCATACCGAGCCTGGATAAGGTCGATTGTGCGCTCTATTGAGCCTCGGCTGTTGCTTCGCCCATCATTTTCTGCAGAGCTGGGTTCGCCTGAGCCAGATTCTGCAATCGAGTAAAAAAAGCTTTTAAGTCCTGATGTTCAGCGAGTACGCCGATGATGTCTACAATAGCATCGATCGGGAAAATGTCCGGATTGCGGATATCGGCACCGTCAACTCCAACGATGTCTGCCAAAAGGTCCATGATCTCATCCTCGGCATGAGGTATGGCGGCGACCAGCGCCAAGGCCACACTAGCGCTATCCAGTGACTGGAGACCTCCCATGGATCCAAGTTGTTTAACACCAACACCCAAGATTCGGATCACTGTAAACATATCGGGAATACCTAGCCTGCGAACCGTGTAGCTCTTGCCCTCAATCTCAACCGTTGGCTTTACACCGACAATGGGCTCCATGCCAGTTGTAACTTCCTTTAACTGGTCTTTCTTTGTTTTCTTTTCAGCCACAAAAATCACCCCTTTAATTTTTCCCCTTTATAAAAAGAGGGCTACGGTACAGGGGCAAACCGTAGCCCAGGAATCCCTGCGTGAAACAGGGAAATTAAGGTTCAGGTGTCGTCTCTTTCTTCGGATAGTAAATCTTGAAGGGCAGGTTCTCCATCAGGTCGCTTGCAGACTCCAGCTTGGCCGGGTCAAAGTGAGCCTGGAAAGTGATGCTTGGGTTTGCCTCATCTTGATCAGCTAGGCTGAGCGAAAGGTTGCCATCGGCCAATGCGTTCTCGATCACAAAGATGATCGGCTTTCCAGAGCCAGTTCGTGCGACCATGGCGATGTTATCAAAGTAGTGCTCATCTTTGATTTGACCGCTTGTGATCACATCGTAACCCTCAAAATCTTCGCCGCCCGCAGCGTCTACCGCCCCGGGGATAGCCATCAGGAGGTTATCTTTGGTTAGAGACAGGAGGTTGATGGTAATCGCAGGCTCCACCCGAACAAAACGCTTTAGACCCTTTACGGGGCCTGGCGCTCCGTCCACTTCCACCTCACGCATCTCTGCGTTGAGGTTAAACTCCGATCCTCCGCGAGTTGCCCCCAAGATGTCCCCTGGTTCAGCTGGGCTAACGAAGTTCTTGTACAAAACACCAGCATCAAAGATAATGCTCTCTGGCAGATTGGCCGTAAGAGCGTGAGTCTTTAGAGCTTCAGTCAATCAAATCACTCCTTTGCTTTTATGTCCGCTCTGCGGTCAATGCGGACTTTCCATTGTGTAGCATAATGTTGGATATCCTTGGTATCCTCGGGGATATCCCCACCGTTGACATAACGAAACCTTGCGATTGCTCCGCAAGGCATGACTAACATCTCACCATCAAGCAGAGCTACAACCCGGCTCCTGATATCAAGCACCCGAGCCATCGACGCATCATAATCCCAGATGTCTAGGTAATAGTCGAGGTCAGTTATTACACCATCGGGAAGGGGCTTCTCTTGCATCCTGTGGACCAAATAAGGCATAGGGCTATCTTTATCTGCCCAAGTGTTGTAAAGCCTCACAGTGCCCTTGCAAATCGTTTTTAGGGCATCGTCCTGGGTGAGCTTATACCATATCTCGGTTCGTAGTTCGGCGATTAGGTCCATCAAAACCACTTCCTTGATAGTATTTCCTTGACTCGGTCAAGCGAGCTGTCAAAGCTCCGCTCGAGCCACGGTCTGGGAGCCATCTTGCTGGTTCCTTTCTCGAGATGGAGTCCCTTCATGAGCTCCGTGCCGACAAATCCCTTCACTGACTTGCCTTCGTTCTCCACAACAGCTGTTACGCTGTTGCGCAACTGACCAGTCTGCACTGCAGGCGGTTCCCCTGGAGCTGATGCGGTATAGGTTACCTGCGTCCCTGGCACCTTGTAGGTTCGCCCTGTGCGGTTGCCGGATAGTGTTTTGATCGTCTCATTCCGCACCTCTTGGGCAGCAGCAAACATCCTTTGTGTGGCCACAGATTCAAGTTTAGGCAAGATGTTGTGAGAGTTTAACTTAATCGTGACTTTTGACTTTTTCCTAACAGGAATCACCGCCTTTCTGGTAGAACTTGGCACCAAGGAGGTGCTTGTGCGTGAGACAAAGACAAAAGACCAAGGCCATCCGCATCAAAGAGGATGACAGGGTTACTCGGATCGTGCCGGCTGATAAAAACGTCAAGGCGGAGATTGCCCCTACGCCCAAGGGTGGCATCAGTCTGTCCCTAGAAATGGCCATTGACGAGGAATTAGACGATTAGGGTTGTTGCGGTAACTTTTTAACCACAATCGTCACAAAGCGGTTGACCGTGTCGGGATTACTCGGAGGCTCAACCGCTTCGTAGTATTCGCCTTTATGCACAAAGCGATGATTAGCCATGTCTAGGTCAAAGCCCAAGGGACCGCGAAACACCAGTTTGCCAGCGATAGAGCTATGCCCAATCTGCTGGAACTGCGTCCGGCCCTCAAGGCTCACCTCGGCAAACCCGCCCCAAAGCTCGGCGATTGGAACCCATTCTTCGATGGGACCGAGCGGGCCATGCTCCTGATGCAACTCCTCAACTTTGATGCGATGCTTAAGGGCGTTATACAAACCGCACCACCTTCTTTCGATAACCCTTCAATTCAGCAAAGGGATCGTCATAGGCTACGGATCCGATGCCTGACACGGATTCGCTCGCCACACCACCAACACGCTGTACGTAGTGGTAATGGGCACGTTTCAAGACCCACATCTTTAGGGCGGGTGGTATCGGCAGAGCTTGACCATCGGCATCAACAAAGGGATTTTGCAGATAAGCGTCTGCTTCAGACTTGGCCGCATCCACGCAGTCCACAATAACTTCATCTTCCAGGTCCGTATCCACCCTAAAATATGCCTTCGCCTCCTCGAGGGTTATCGCAAGCCTATCGGTTACTGCTGTAGTCATCACTTCACCGCCTCAATAGCGGCGATGATGTCAGCCTTCAACATCCGCTCATCTAACCCCTCGATGCCTTTAGTAGATGCAAGGAGGAGAAGTTGCGCCTTGGTCATGTCCTCCAACTTGGGTTCTTTGGTGTTCTTATCTGCAAGCATTCTCCTTCTGCGGTTAAACCCTGTTACACTCATGCAATCCCTCCAAACGAGAGAGGCGAGATTACTCCCGCCTCCCGCTTAATCTTCACTCGGATCAGCCTGGACCTTCAGCAACTCGTGGTTGGCCTTCTTGACCGAGTAGGCCATGATTTTGATGTCATCGTTATCCACAGTGGCCTTGATGACATCATCGGCGGCCCAGGTGCCGTCTAGCACCAGGAGGATCGATGCCACGCCGTTCTCAAACTTCAGTTCGGCTTCGGCAGTCTTTCCTTGGGTAGCCTCGTCATCGTCACCGATGGCAAAGGTGCCACTGGCGGACTCGGTGCTCAAAGCAATCTCCTTGACACCGTGGAACCAGTCGTGGGCTTCACCAGCAGTATTCACCAGGACCACCTGGACTTCCACAGCATACCCGTCCTCATGGTTTGCCTCACTGGCGTAAGGCTTAATGGCCGGGAGGCTAAACTGCATGTCCCCGGCCATGGCGTCCTCTACCCTTGCGAGGTAGTCGTAGTAGTCGTTCGGTGTATAGGTGTGTTGCTTTAGCGTTTCGATATAACGCATTCGCTCACCCCCCTAGCTATTCGCTTCGAGCTTGTGCTTAAAGGCAACGATGCGCACGTTCTTGGCCTCATATACACGCTTCCAGTTGGCGGACGTTGCTAGTTCGGCATTGGTCGGGCTGGAGCCAGCAATGGAGGCATTCTGCCATGCGACACCTCTGGGGTGCAAAATGAAGTGGCGGCGATTGATCATGATGTCGTCACCAGCTAGGCTGTCACGATCAAACTCGGTAGGTACCGGAGCGGCACCTTCACCAAGCCCAAAGGCGCCCTCGCCGAAGATGTAGGTGGTATAAACACCATCTGCGGCAGGCAGACCATCGTCCACAATCACGCGCTTGCCGAGGTAAGTAGGCACCCGAGGATTAGCATCGGATTCCCTGATATACTCGATCAGGTCGTTCTTTGCCAGGAACGTCTCGGTCGCGCTGTGCATTGCAAACGCAACGAGCCTATCCTTGGCATCGCCAAGCTTCTGGAGAGCATCCAGAGTGGTCGTAGCGTCAATGCCCTTCTTGGTCGCCGCGCTGATGTCATGGAGGTTGGTAGCCATAGTGGCTGCGCCAAAGACACCGCTTAGGGAGCTCAAGAGGACCGCCTGCCACCTGCGGGCCCAGTAGGCAGCGACAAGGTCGCCGATCGCTCTCATGGGATCATCCCCGGAAAGAGCCTTTGCAAGGTCGTTTACAGACCAAGCATTACCGCGCATGAGCAGGACTGCCTTGTCCTGACCAGCGGTGATCTTGTTGACCTCGAGTGCATCGCTGTCGGACAGGACCTGGTCATCTCCGGTCAAGTCCTCCCAGTAAGGCATATTGATGATAGTGCCGCCGGAGCTTGCCAGCGAATCAAGCTCAGGAGTGCTCCGTACAATGCCGGACTGCCAGAGAGCGGATAGTTCGGCAGTGCGCTCGATAACGTAGGGATTAAATACTTCTGGGACAACGATGTCCACAATCTTGGTTTTAGCCAATTAAATCATCTCCTATCTTTTGCTTGGCCTCATCGGGCCATCTGTCGTAAAGTAGCAGCGAGCTCCGGGTTCTCCCTCAAAAGCCTCGCTTGTTCGGTGAGGTTAAAGTGCTCCTTGCTCCAGGGGTTCTTGGTAGTGCCATCGCCGGGTTCGTGCGGCTTGCGACCTTTTTCGGCAAAACGTTCTTGGACGGCCTGCTCGAGTTCGGTCTGCCAGAGTGCTTTTAGCGTGGCAACCCTGGCTTTGGTTGTTTCCTCATCCTGGCCGATGACAAAGTCTTTGAAGGCAAGCGGCATCTTAGCCTCGGTCAAGAGGTCAACGGCTTTGAGGTTGAGTTCCCTCTCCAGAAGGGCCTGTTCCTTCTCTTGCAGTTCCTTCTGGAGCTTCTGGCGCTCAAACTCGGCCTTTTCTTCCTCGGTCATTTTTTCCTTGGCAAGACGTTCGGCCTCAGCCTTGGCATCCTTGAGCTTTTGACTGTACTCGGTTCGCACCTTGTCAGTCTCACTTTGGATCATCCGCTGGACCTCTTCCATGGTCAGGGGTTTATCTTCTGGCGTAGGTTCGCCCCCTTTATCTTCCGGGTTCTCCGGCTCGGGTTCGCCCCCAGGCTCAGCAAACAGTTGCAGGTTCATGCGTTTAAAAAGCTCTTTCATGGTATCTCTCCTTTGAGTTCAAACAAAAAAGCCCCTCGCTGTGGAGTTGCTTTCTGCTTGCCCTCATGTAGTTTTAGTGCCTGCATTAAGCTGGTTCATATGTTTGATAAAATATGTGCGGTTTGCACGGGTAAAACTCTCCCGCAACGCCCTTGATAATAAAGTCATTTTCTGTAGCGATGTGAACGCCCTCTAGGGTCTCAATCTCCCCGGTCATTACACCATCTATACATCTTGGTATCGTAACATTGGTCAGTTTTCCACCCGTGAACAATTCAAGCTTTTTCACGTTTTGCCTAGTGAACTGCACTGCTTCGATAACCACAGGGCCCTTTCTATACTTCTCCGGCACTGTTAAACCCCCTTTCAGCGCAACCTATCGTTCATCCAATCATCAAAGCCCATCTCGCCCAGCTCATCGTGAGTGGGCTTATTTATAGCAACAACGTTATACTCAACACTGCATCGGCAGTTGATCACGTTCCTAGCCTCGGAAAAGTCGCCCGGGAACATGCCCTCGTCACCGTCAATCACAAATGGTTCATCCACAGGGATAGTAACACCATCCAACATCTCGTGGCTCTCCCTGGTGCGATCATCCAGCGCGCTAGACCAAGTTTTGGTCATCACCAGACCCTGCTCCTCTGCGTGCTCGATGGAATGAAACTGCGCCTCGTTGTAAATCCTAATGGATTCAGTGCGAACGATACGAATAGCCTTACCAGCGTCACCCTCTAGTTGCTCCTTAATCCTTCGGGAAATTTGCGGGTAGGTATCCCCATTGACAAAACCTCTAGTCAACTCCTCTTTTAAGCCGTAAATTAGGTTCGTCCTGTGCCTTTCAAGGCGTTCATTGAGTGTTAACCCTGTAAACGGATTTTGAACGCTCAGACGCACCGTTTTGACGTCAACAGCACTGTAACCTAGCCTCGCCCTTGTTTCGCTCTCTAGCGCCCAGGCTGTGCGGTAATAAGAGGTGTTGTAAACCTCGGTCAAGGTTTCACGCAACAGTTTACCATCATCGTCATAGAGCTTCATGACGTCTTTGAGGATGTCCCTTTCTAACTTGCTCAACCGACCGTACTTCTGGATTTCCGCATAGTCCAGCTTACCCTCTTGGAAGTACTTGTCGAACACATCTGCCAGCTTTGACCTCATTCCCCTCAGCTGCCTAGCGTAGTTTTTCATGATCTCCCGCTCCGTCTTTAGCGCCAGGGAGTTGACGATGCGCTCGGTGCCTTTAAGCTTCTTGTTCAGGCTCATCGTCCTCGTCCTCTAGGTAGGCATCCAAGTTGACACTAAAGGCTTCCTCCGCCTCTTTGCGCATCAGCTCCAGCTCGTACTCTGGGTCGTCGATAAACGAGAGTAGACTGAGCCTGGTTTGCTCACTCACGTGGCCACGAAGTAAAGCTGTCGCCTGCGCCTCGCTCTGTATATCCAGCGGGAAATTGCGCTTAAACTGGAACCAGACGTCCGTATAGTCTATGCCAATCCCCTTCTTGGCCCAGGCTGAGCAGAGTACCTTGTACATTTGGCGGAGAGCTGCGGTCATCTTGCGCTCCGAGACGATGCACTTGCTCTCTAAACCCAGCATTTTGAACTTCAGAGCCACGCCGCTAGCCTGGCCGGCAAAGTTATCATCGCTAAAGTTGACCGACTTGGCAAAGCGCATGATGTTCTCTTCCAGCCGGTTAAGATGGTTCTCGATCATGACATCGTTCATGTTCTTGGTCAAGAACTCAGCCCGCTCATTTCCATCATAGTTTGGGAGACCAAAAGCACCGGTTTGCTTGGCCCGCTCGATAGTCTCCTGGTCAATCTCGACACCGTAAAAGACCATGTAAGCAAGCCGGAACTGCTCGATTTCGGAGTTAACATCACTCATGGTACGGTCATAGCCGTCAATAAGACTTAAAACCTTTTCAGCATCGCCCAGGCGTTCCTCGTTGTTCGGAAACTCAACCAGGGGTACGAAGTCGAACATGTGATCCTTGGGATCCTCGGTATCGTCAGCAATGTACTCATCACCCCGGAGGACATAAAAATAGACCATCTTCTGGTCGTACCATTCAACCCGAGTGGTCTGTTCGCTATTGATTGTGACGGGGTAGTATCGCAAGGCATACTGGTTCTCGCCGGTGGAACGGTCACCAATGAAAATGACTTCCCAGGGCGGGATATTGCAGATACGCTCCAT